CAAGTAAGTCATATTTAATATCAAATTCCTCTAGTAAACCATCAAAGTACAACTCAAAAGGAAATCCCCTAACCCACATTGAGTCGTGTACCATATCCGATAAAAGATAATTATACTTTTTTGTGTAGTAATTAAGAATATTCACAAGAACGGGTTTTTCAGGTTTAGGTCTTAAAACATTAAAATTACTCCCAGTAAATTTTCGTAAAAACATAAAGTCATACCAATCATGGTAGGGAATATTATCATCATCAACTAAGGCTATCCATTCAGCGCCCTCCTGATAGGCGTATAAAACACCTAAATTTCTTCTCTGGATGCAATTCCACCCGATTAGCTCAGAAAGTTCAACATCAATATCTTGCTGAAATTCAGGCGAGAGATAAACTATATTTTTGAAATTTTTTTCAAGTTCATAATAATCTTCATGAGGTGTTTTTAAATCACCAACTATAATAAATAAACAGTTATGTTGTTCGGCAATTTCACAAAATCGTAAAATTGCTCTGGAGGGCTTATAAATAGTTGTAGTTACTATAGCAGTTTTAATTGAAAAATTTTTCAACTTTGACTCAAGAATAACGTCAAAAAGATTTGTAGTAGTAATCATGCTAACTCCTTTCTAACCTGCTCCTCAATCCAAAAATATGTCCGCTTCAATCCCTCTTCCAAAGAAATCCTAGGAGACCAACCTAAAAGTCTTTTGATTAGTCTGTTATCGGAAGTTCTAGCCTTAACACCGACAGGTGCATTATTTAGTACATATTTTACTCGAATATTTTTTCTAGCTATGCTGCTAATCATAGAAATTAACTGATTAATCGAAACCATCTCCTCAGAGCCAATATTTACCGTCTCTTTATAAGGAGAGTTTACCAAAGCTAGCACGGCGTCTAGACAATCTTCTACGTGAAGATATGACCTGGTTTGCGTTCCATCTCCCCAGACCTCAATTTCTCCTTTATTCTTAGCTTGGGCAATTTTTCTACACAATGCTGCGATTGACTTTTCCCGACCTCCTTTCCAAGTCCCCTTCTCCCCATAAATATTGTGGAATCTAGCAACTCTTATGTCTAAATTATAATTTCTTCTATAAGAATCATACACTATTTCGCTAAACAATTTTTCCCAGCCATAAACGCTATCGGGGTTTGCTGGAAAAGCTGTGTCCTCACTGATTATGATATTATCAGGATAAAGCTGATTATGGGATGGGTAAACACAAGCTGAGGAACTGAAAAATAAAACTCCAATATTAGACTGGGAAGCCACCCGCGCCACATTCAAATTAATCATCGCCGAATTTGTTACCAAGTCAGCATCATGCCTCCCAGTAAAAACAAAACCAGCTCCTCCCATATCAGCAGCCAATTGAAATACAAAATCAAATGAACCCTCAAAAGACTCTTTAACAACATTTATATCCCGTAAATCTCCCAAAATAAAATGGTCGGTATATACAGGCTGCCATTCATTTTGTTTTCTATCAACACCTCTAACCCAAAATCCTTCTTCTTTCAATCTATTCACCAAATGTCCTCCAATAAACCCTCCAGCGCCTAAAACTAAAGCTCTTCTCATATCTACCTCCTCAATAAACTATTTATTTCGTTCAAATGCTTAAACATCTTCTGTAAAAATTTCAGCGGGCATTGTAGAAAAAAGTCGCTTTATCAATGAATGAAATGTCATTCCTCGACCAGAACTTGCAGTTATTGAATAAATATACTCATCACCCGCTGGAGATTTACAACTTACAGAATAAACATTACCTTCTTTACTCATTATAAAATTATATCCCTTTTTTCTTAGAAGTTTGAATTTTTTATCTTCGTCCATAAAAAGCTCCTTTCTAGTTTTCATTTACTTCTCCATCAGTCGTTAAACAATGAGGACTAAACCAAATTCGCTCTTTAAACCTGTTTTCAGCGTTTTTATTCTCCCGCTTACTAGTTCCATAGGCACATCACCCTATCGTCTTAATGCCCACCAAAGCATTCAATAATTCGGACGGAAATAAAACAATATATTTTTTAACCATTATCCTAATACTCCTTGGGTTTAATCAAAATAATCTCTTTATTGGGTAAATATCCTAAATATTTGATAGCCAGATTCTTTACATCTTTCCAATTCAAACCTCCTAAACCACATCCTACAGCAGGCAATGCGATATATCTAGATTTCTCTATATGACTTAGCATATCAAATCCTTTCTCTATCCATTCAAGTTTTGATTTATCTCGCCAGTGGTCTTTTGTAGCAAATAAAATCCAAGCAGGTCGAGTATCACTATAAAAATAGACCCTTACCACATCACCTGGCGAAAACGAACCGCGATTACAAATCTCTTTATATGCAGTAAAAAGAATCTTATGGCGAGACATAATGTCTTTAGCCAATCCAGCACCCGCAACGCCAACACAGTTTACAGGTACAACAATTTCAAAATGTGAAGGTGTATCAAAAATATTGAAATAATTAGCTATCCTCAGCACCTTCCTTTTCTTCTTTCTTTTTATTTATTTCATCCAAAATAATCTGCTCAGTGTCCAATTCTGCGTACTGTTCATCATCTTCGTCATAGTAAATAATACAATAGCCATCTCTATATTGATTAGGAAACATACTCCTCCTGCTTAATTCTTCTAATATTTACAATAATTATATTTTCATCTAAACTATCCGAAGTAATCTCTACGTGGAATTTTCTTGCCAAGTCTTCTAACTCATCGAGAGAGATTGAAAAAACAGCCTCATCTGCGTCCTTAACAAGTTCCTTATAGACTAGTCCTAAACTAACAGTAGCTATAACATAATCTTCTTCTGGATTATTCATTCTATGGTCTCCTTTCTTATGCAAAAATTAAATCTAATTTTCCAGCACAATTAGCCCAAAATGGACATAACTTTTCATTACAAAACGGACTGCTTGTGTTCAGTGGAAAATTATTATTTTTTATAAATAAATTCATCCTATACCAAACAAACTCTAAAAGAGCGTCCAATTTGTCCTCCACATCCTCCTTTGATAAATTAACTACATAAGTTTCAATTCGAAACCCACTATTTTTTGAGAATGAAATAAATTTAAATTTATTACCTATGCCAAATGTAGTTCGTACTCCTCTCAAATAAATAGCAGGTTGTAACCAATAACTTTCCCAGTGAAATTTACTGCCGAAAGTCTTAAAATCTACAACCGTACCATCTGCTAAAACACAGTCAACAAATCCCTTTATTGGGATAGGAATTGACGCTGAGCTAAATTGAAATTCTTTTTCTAGAACTGGTTCAGCGTCTATATAGTATGGCTGTAGTTTAGATAATTCACTCTCTACATGGGGTGATGAAAATAATAAATTACCTTTTTGAACGTAATCACTTGGTAAAGACAACTTCGATTTTTGACAAGTGGACTCCCAAATATCTTCTAATTTTTGCTGCTTATTAGATAAAAATTGCGCAACAGTTTGGTGGAATAAAGAGCCGAATAAGGTATCGATAGTTTGAGGTTTAGGCTCCTTATCAATATAAATTCGCTTCCACCTCTGGGCGCAATCTAAAAAAGTCGATATACTCGAATAGGATAAATGGTCTGTAGGAAACAATGTCTAATCCTCGCTTTCTTCTAAAATTTTTAATGCCCCAGGCAGGATTCGAACCTGCATGACTAACGGTTTAGAAGACCGCTGTTCGTCCATTGAACTACTGGGGCGAAAAAATTAACCCTCTAACACCTCTACAAAAATTGAACAATTATCTAGATACTCAACAATAAAATTTCCAGAGATTAAAATAGTTCGAGGGTAGGAAAAAATTCCTAATCTAGACACATTTACGCCCTCTTTAAAAGATTTTATTTTTTCCCTTATCTCAGCATTAGAATAAAAAGAGTAAACGGGTACTCCCCAAATTTTATAAAGAGCCTGACCATTAAGAGTTTTTATTTCTGGGTCAAGTAGATAAAAATCTTCAAAAGGTGTTTTCATAATCGCAGCGACAGGTACTTGTTTATAAACTTTTTCATCATATACAAAAGCGTTCATTTTTTTTTTCTCCTTTCATAAAGTGTGCTATTTGTTGAAAAATTTTCAACAATTCTGTCAGTATTATAGCACACTTTTTCAAGTTTGTCAAGAGATTGATTCTGGAATTCTATTATCCTTTCTAACTAGCTCATCACCGGTCAAATCAAAGACAGTATCACAATAAGTACCATCTGAAAACTTTCTTTTGCAATGGAACCTCAATTTAGCCTTTTTGCTTTCTGGATAGAGCATCCAGACTGACGCAACCCAAGTTCCGCATTTCGGACAAAGAACAATCTTCATTTTAGACTCATAGAATCTCTTAGCTTTCTGTTTCAGGCTCTCAACAAAGTCAATGATAGACTCCTGCTCGCTAGCTTTTCGATTTCGCCGAGTAATACCAAGACTGTCCTGTAACTTGTTAATATCATTGCGCAGATTAGACTTAATATTATTTAACTTTTCCAACCTGACGATATCAACCTCATCAAATCCTCCCTCACCCTCTTGTAATTTATAGGAGTATCTTTCAAAATCTTCAAGGCTAATAAACGCCTGAGCTAAAGCCCTTAAAGCTAATAAGTCATTAATTTTCAAGTCAGACAAATCATAATCACGAGAAAATTCATTTATTTTATCTTGGATTCGCTTCTCAAATTCTTGAGTAAGCGATACGCCCGTAACCATTTCAGAGTAAATTTTATCAAACTCCTCGTCAGATAAATTCCTATATTGCTTAAGATTTCTAATCCTGTTTTTAGATATATAATCTTTCATTCGAGCAAATCTCCTAAACTCATCTTATAACTTTTGTACCTCATCAGGCTGTCAATTAAACTCTCCGTCAACAGAGAATCATCCTTCGAATATAAAAATCGGATAAGCGCTGTCAAGTCCTCTCTCGTAAGGTAAACTACTACCAGATTGTGGCTTTGTGCACACTTTACCGCATCGATTGATGCGTTATACTCAGCATTGCAATAAACACATCTATAAGCCATAAAACCTCCTTTATTATAATTATAACTCTTTTATTGCATTTTAGCGCATAATCAACCTATTGTCAAGGCTTGACAAGTTACAGTTAGTTTGGTATTCTTAGGTATAAGCTAAAAGCAAAGATTCTAATACTCTTCTTATAGAAAATTAATAAAACTCTAACGAAAAAACCCTTGACAAGTCTTGACTTTTCTGCTAAAAAATAGGTAAAATTGCGGGGACAAGACTTGGATAATAAATAAAAAATAAATTACAATGACCGTAAGCGGTGAACGGAATTCGGAATAAACTAAACGCTTATTAACGATAAACGCAATTAAACTTAGGATAATTATGATAAAAATAAAAAATTATAGATGAACTAACTGCCCAATAATTTTTCCGAAAGGAGGTTTAATGCGTGTAGATAAACAAACCGAAATCTTAGAAAAATTGCAAAATTTTCTGCAAAATTGCAGAATTCTTTGCATTGACCTCGAAACAAGCGGATTAGATTTTCTTACCGATTCTGTTTTGTTAATTGGTCTTTTTATACCGAATAGTATCAACTTCGTTGATTCTAATAGAGCGTGTCTAAAAAATAAAACCGATTTTCAAGCGAATGCTGTTCTCCCACCCACCCACCCTTTCCGCTCAGAACAAAAAAATTTAGAATCGAATCTAGCCTCCTTAACCGAGGCTTCCGAAAATAGAACAATTGTTCTACAAAAAGATTTTAATTCCTTTCGGGACTTTCAAACCGAATTTTCCGAAAGCGGAACAATCGTTCTACAAAAAGATGATGGCATTCTTATAATTATAAATCCTCGTCAAACCGCCCCGATTGTGAAATTTTTTACAAGTTTACAAGATAAATTATTTATCGGGCATAATCTTAAGTTTGACTTGAAGTTTATTTACGCTAAATATGGTGTTTTATTAAAAAATATTTTTGATATTTTTATTGCCGAGGGCGTATTAACCGCGGGTTTAGGTAGCTCATTTTTATCCTTAAACGACTTGACAAATAAATATTTTGGTGTACAATTAGAAAAGGAGATAAGAGATACTTTTATCGGTAAAGAAAATGATGAATTTTCTGAGGAGCAAATAGATTATTTGATAAATGACCTAAAATACCTTGATAGGATATACTTAAAACAGGTAGAGCTTTCTAAGGAATTTAATTTAGAACACGTCTTAGATTTGGAAATGAAGCTCGTTCCTGTAGTTACGATGATGGAATATCTAGGCATAAAAATTGATACCGATACTTGGACTCAAACATTACCTTTACTTGAATCAAGAAGAGATGAAGAGGAGAGAAATTTGAAATCTTATTTGTTTACTTATTTGCTTGACCGTTTGGAAGGTAAGAATCTTTTAGAGATTTGTGAAGAGTTAAGCATACCCGTAAAGACTAAAAAAGCTAAACAATTTTTAGAGACTGTTTATGATATTGATTATATAAAAGATTGGTTACTAGATAATATTAATTTAGATTCTCCTAAACAGGTATTGTCGATTCTACATTTGTTGGGAGTGGAAGTGCCAAACACGAATGAACAAACATTACAAGATTATCTATCTCATGATATTATAAAAATGCTTTTAAAATATCGAGAAATACAAAAGTTGTTAACAACTTATGGTAAAAATATTGTTAGTAAGATTCATCCTTTAACAGGGTGTCTTCACCCTGAATTTAATCAGGTAGGGACAGCTACTGGCAGATTTAGTTCAAGCAACCCCAATTGTCAAAATATTCCCGCTACTGAGGAGTTTAGAAAGATGTTTATTGCCCGACCTGGGTTTTTAATTTTAGACGCTGATTATAATCAGCAGGAGTATAGATTAGCTGGGGCATTATCGGGAGATAAAAAGATTATAAATGCTTACAAAGCGGGACATGATATTCATACGGCTACAGCTTCAATTGCTTATAAAGTGCCTTTAGAACAGGTAACTAAAGAACAGAGAACAGATGGAAAAAAAATTAATTTTTTGACTTTGTATGGCGGTTCTGCAATGAAATTGCACAAAGTTTTGGGATTTAATTTGGAGTATGCGCAAGAAATCATTGATTCAATAAATACGTCTTATGTAACTTCAGTGCAATTTAGAAAATTGTTTGGTGAGAAAACTTTTGAGCGGGGTTATTCTGTTACAGCTTTTGGAAGAAGACGGTGGTATGAAAAGCCAGTTATCTACAATTCGGTTGATGAGTTTAAAGAGTTAAAATCTAGGATTATGAGACAGGGCTATAATGCGCTTATTCAAGGCACGGGGGCAGATATTGTTAAACTAGCAATGGTTAGATGTTTTTATGAAAATCCTTTCGGATTAGATAAGTTTAGAATTATTTTACAAGTGCATGACGAAATTGTGTTCGAGGTTGCGGAGGAGATTATTGATGACGCTAAAGATTTTGTTATAAAAACGATGGAGGAGGTAGAACAAAAATTTTTGGGCGAAATACCCGCCGTTGTTGAGGTGAAAATTAACAAACATTGGACAAAATAAATAGGAGATTTTATGATAAAGAAAAAACAACAATTTGAAAATTTACTAGCAGAATTAGCTGAGTATATAACGAATCCTGATGACACTTTGAAGATAATTTCATCTGGAATTGTTAGTTTAGACATTATTTTGGGAACTGGAGGGATTCCTTTAGGTAGATTTATAGAGTTATTTGGTCCTCCTGCCAGTGGTAAAACGACAATTGCGATGACAATTGTTAGTGAGTTTTTAAAAGCTGATGATAGGTTTGTATCATATTGTGATGCTGAGCAGGGGTTATCTGAGTCTTTTATTAGTTATTTTATTACGCCTGAATTGCGAGAGAGATTTTTGCTACTTCAGCCCGGCACTCTAGAAGATGCGCTTACAGTTTGCGAAAAGGCGATTAATTCAAAGTCATGCAGCCTTGTTATTTTAGACTCAATTGGGTCTTTAGTTCCTCAGGCGGTTTTGAAAAATAATTTGGGCGATAGTCATGTTGCTGTTTTATCTAGAATCTTTACCCAGTTTTTACAGCGAAATATGTCTAATGCGCGAATAAATGCGTGTACTTTTATCGGAATCAACCAGGTTAGAGCTGACTTTGGTAGTTATATAAAGTCATTTGCTACACCAGGTGGGTTTGCTTGGAAGCATCTAATTACTTTAGGCATTGAGTTAAAGTTCCCTAGTATGATAAAGCAGGGAGATGATAAAATCGGTCAGAATACTCCGATTGTAATAAAGAAGAACAAGTTAGCGACCCCTTTACGTAGTTTTCCAGTTCCGATTATTTATGGGAAGGGCGTAGATAAGATTAGAGATATTATTCAATTTGGCGAGGTTGCTGGTATAATTAATAAAAGAGGCTCGTATTATGTCTTTGATGATATAAATCTTGGATTAGGTATGAATAATGCGATTAAATTTTTAGAATCTAGTCCAGAAGTACTTGACAAAATCAAAGAAAGGTGCTATAATTTACTTGAAAAATTTGATAATGTATCTTTTGAGGTTCTAGAGAAAGGAGATGATGATGCCGAGGTCGATTTCAGTTGAAAGAACGTATGCGATTAAGCAATATGAGAATATTAAACTATTTGATTCGTTTAGTCTTAGTGAGTTAGCAGATTTGATTTTAGAAGGAACTGGAAAGGAGGTGCTATTTGATAATGAATTTGTAGATAGAGTGCGTTTACTACAATTTGTGAATTTGGAGTTGGCTTTTCGTAGGTATCTAGAGTTGTTGAAAAAGCTAAGTGATTTGAATTTAGAAGATTCGATTACATTTTTAGAGACGGAGAAGGCTAATCTGATTGATTTAATCAAAGAATCTATTTTATCTAAATTTGAAAAGGAGAGTTAAAAATGAATTTTAATGAATTTTTTGGAACCGACATTAATCGAGAACGAACAGCTAATTTTGGGAAGATAATGTCTTTTAAAGACCCTGGCGTGTACAGAATTCGGATTTTAGAGCCTTTGAAGCTCCTTAATACGCATTATATTCGGAGTCAAAAAATTTCTGTATTATGCCTTGGGGATAGTTGTCCGATTTGCGCTAATAATATGAAGTTAATGGCTGCTGACCCTCAAAATTATTGGAAACTACCTAATTACTATTCAATTAATTATCGATATGTTTGTAATATTTTAGATAGAACACGCGTAAGAATTTGCCCAGGATGTGGGACATCTAATTATTATTTCTTATTACAGAAAACTGGTAATAAGTGTACAAATTGCGGGATGTCTTTAGCATCTACGGAATTGGCGCCCTTAAATGAGATTAGAATTGCATCTTTTAGTGAAACTTTTAGAAATCAATTAAAGACTGCTGCACTTTCTGTAATGGATGCTGAGGGTAATATTATTCCTGTAAATAAGTATGATATTAATGTTACAGTAACAGTTTCTAGTAACGGTAAGAAAACAATTACTCCAGCGCCAGCTCTGGATGGAATTGGGGATGTTGAAGTTGATACATCTCAGTTTATTGAGCACACAAAGGCAGCATTAAATTTTTCGGCAGACGAGCTGATGAGAATTTTAGAGGGAGAAAGTTTTAGAGATGTTCTTTCCAGCCGAAACGCTAAAAAAGAATCTATATTTGTAACCTCAGATTTTGCATTGGATAGCAATAATGAGATTGCAGATGAGGTTGCGGAAACTTTAAAACAATTCTTAGGTAACGATTAGTTTGCTGTATGAAAGGGTCAATATCAGAAAAGTATTATAATCTTCTCGAAAAATCTGCAAATAAACCTGCCGTGTTGGTTGCATTTTTGCGAGAATTTTATCCTGCTGACAATAAGCTATATGGGTTTATCGGTAGATTAGTGCAACTTTACGGTGAGATAATCGTTTTCGAGAGTATTTTGATTACCGTTATGTCTGATATTGACCCTCTTAATTTTAAATCTTATTTGGCTAGAGTTTGTAAAAATCTTTTCTTGGAAAGAACTTTACAAAGTACATCTTCTGATTTAACAGGTGTTGCTAATAATAACTTGAAAAGATTATATCGGAGTAATGATGAACAGACAAAAACGGAAAGGAGTAACTTGGGAAAGAGAATTTGTCGAATTAGTAAATAGTATTCCAGAATGTTCGGCAAAGCGAATCGCCGGCTCTGGTGCGTTTGGAACTCAATTGGACGAACCTCAATTAACAGGAGATGTTGTTTTCGCTGTTAATGATTTTCCCAGAAAATTTAGATTTGAGTGTAAGACTGGGTATGGTAATGAAACTCAATTAACAATAAAGCGAGAATGGTTTGATAAGATAAAAGAAGAAGCATCTAAAACCATGAGTATTCCGGGGGTTGCACTGAAATTTTCAGGCGTTAGGGCAAAGGGACAAGTAAGATATATAATTGCTTTTGACTTTGAAACGTTTGTTGAATTGCTGACTTATTGTTTAAGTTTGAAAAAAGAACTGGATTTACTGTATGACAGAGCTAACGGTTTGGGATTTGGTTAAGAAATATTATCAGGATACTTTTAATGTGCCTCCTCGATATTTAGATTTAGCAGCCTGTATTGATATTTTTAGACTATGTGTTGAGGGGTATAGCAATTTGACTATTAGCAGGAGGCTAAAGTTACCTGTTGATTATATAGAGGATGTCCTCTATGATTTTTTGAATTTCTATGGCTGGGATGCCGATTTAGATATAAGTCCTATTGCTATTTATAATTTATCGTCTAATGATTTTGAATACTATCGTCAAAGGTTTTTGATGTTATCTCCCTTTTATTATAACGATAGGTTGATAAAAAAATCTTTTAAAGTGTGTCAAAGGTATAAGGAATTATTGAAGGAACTGGAGGATTTATATGACAAAGTTAATTGATTTACCTGATATTGAAAAAGTTCAAGATACGATTTTTGAATTATATCAGTTAGAGCAAGAGCTGGGTAAAGTTAAATTGGCAATCAAACTCAAAGAGGCTGAGGTTGTTAATCTTGTAGCAAATAATCCTCAATATTTTAAAAATGGTAAGCCACTGCCTATCTCTCAGATTCAAGCCACATATGCTATCACGGGTTTAAACAATGAACTTTCAAAATTACGAGCTAAGCTGATTGAATTAGAATCAGAGGTGAATTATAAATCCAGACAATTAGACCTCTATAAAATGATTGCTGATTTATGGCGAACGCAGTCGGCAAATGAACGAAAGGCATGAGTGCTTATATTAAACTGTTATTGTTAAATCGAGACGAAATAAAAACATCTATCGTTCAGCAAGTAGATGATGTTGTTTATTTTAATTTTGATTCTGATTTGTATGACGATTTAATGACATTAGAGACTAAGATAGAAACTCTATATAAAGCTGGTTTAATTACAGATGAGGAAATTTTAATTTTAAATCTTATTACGCTAAATAAGTCCTTTCGTAGTTTGGAAAAAATTTATGGTATTTCCAGAATAACAATCTCCAAAAAATTTGATAGTATATGTAACAAATTAGCTTTATATTTGGGCGGGAAGTTTACTAATGAAGGTTACGCTAGATATTTGATGAAGAAATATAATCTTACAGAAGACGAATTTAGAAAACTAATTCAGACTTTTAATAAGGAGTTAAGTAGTGATATTACGTTGTAAACATAGACACACAATTGAAGAGCATCCATCTTGTTTTGCGCAGGGATATGTTGATGATAAAGACTTCGAAAAGAAGACTGGTCAGCCTTGGTATAAATATCCTGCATATAGAATTGGGTATTTAGATATTGAAACAACTCAATTAAACGGTGATTATGGTTTTATGCTTTCTTGGTGTGTAAAAGAAAAAGATGGTAAGATATATTATGATGTAATTTCAAAAAAGGATTTATCTTCATATTCATTTGATTATCGGATTGTAAAATCTTTGATTGGACAACTTAAGTCTTTTAAAATCATTATTACATATTACGGCGACAGGTTTGACCTACCCTTTATAAGGACTAGGGCTTTGTACCATAAACTAGAATTTCCAGCTTATGGAGAAATTTATACTTGGGATTTGTATTGGACAGTGCGTTCTAAATTGAAATTGAGTAGAAATACTCTAGAGAATGCTTGTCGGCTGGTGGGTATAGAGGGTAAAACTCATCTAGATTCTCTTGTTTGGATGAAAGCATCGCTAGGTGAGTCAAACGCGCTGAAGGCTGTCCTCGAACATAACAAGGCAGATGTTGAAATACTGGAAGCGTTACATAATCAACTTGAACCGTTCAGAAAGTGGTCAAAGAGAAGTATTTAACTCTTGACAAACTGATAAAGTATGTTATAATATATGTACAATATCAACTAAAGAAAGGATGAGCTATAATATGAAAAACCCAGATGCGGAAATTATTTCTGTAATGCAGGTAAAAGCCTTGAACAATAATATTGTTCAGGTAGATGTTAGTTATAAAAGAATTATTTATAAAGATGGGCAGCCTGAGGAAATGATATTTAGTGCATCAGGTTTTGATAGTGATATATTTAGGGCATATCAAAAAGCTATGTTAGAAATATATATTTCCTTAGGAATAATAAAAGAATTTGACGGTATAGAATTAGTACAACCTAATACTTCAGTATTATGATTTATATTCATAGATTGAAAAATAATTTAGTTATAAAAAATCCTCATAATCTGGGGATTTATATAACGAAGGATGGAAATTTAGTCATTCCTATATTTGCGCTAACGGCAATTCTTAAATTTATATTATTTAGGAAATTTATTAATTATAAAACAATTCAAATGGTTGTTAATGAATATAAAGAATGGATAGAAAGGAGTTGAAAATGGAGTGGAGGCTTCAAGATAATATAGTTGAAGAGGATTATCACTACGATAATTTTGATTTTTACTCTATAGCAACGGATATTGAAAAAGAAAGCTGGTGGGCGTGCGTCTTAGGTGATAAACCTGAGATTGACTATGAGGTGAGCTATGAAGATTGGCTAAATCTAATTTTACAGGAGGTTAATTATGCGTAAACTAATTGTAACTAGACATAAAGGAGCTGTTGACTGGATTCACAAGCACTATCCCAATACATTAGATTGGGAGGTAAAGGCAGAGGTTTCTGAAGCCGATGTTAATGGCGCGATTGTAATCGGGGTATTGCCTCCTCCTTTAGCATCTTTAACGGCTAAATATTTTGCGATTGAATTTAAGTCTGGGAAGTCTCCTAGAGGTCAGGAATGGACTTTAGAGGATATGGAAAATGCTGGGGCAACCCTTCAGCAGTATGAGATAAGGAAGGGTGATGAGGATGTATCACTCTTATCCTGAAGTTTTCAGCCTGTATCATAAACAAGTTAGAGATATTTTTTCTACGCCTGTCGTTGTTGAAGAAAAGGTTGACGGTAGTCAATTTTCTTTTTACAAAGACAGGAATACTGGCACTGTTCATTGTTTCTCAAAGAATGTTGAGATTAATTTGGAGTATCCTCAAAGCCTTTTTAAACCTGCCGTTGAGTTTGTTTTATCTATTCAGGCGTTATTAACTCCTGGGTATATTTACAGAGGTGAGTGCATAAGCAAAGAAAAACACAATGTTATTAAATACTCCAGAACGCCTAGAACTTTTATTGTTGGTTTTGATATTGATAAAGGATATGAGGATTATCTTTCTCCTGAAGAGAAGCTGGAAGAGTTTAATCGGTTAGGTATCGAAGTTGTACCAGTCCTCTACAGTGGGTTTGTGTCTAACGTAGAAGAATTAGAAAAGTTATTAGATAAGGAATCTTTTTTAGGAGGTTCGCTTGTTGAGGGGGTTGTGATTAAAAACTACAATCTTTTTGGCGCTGATAAGAAAATTTTAGTAGCTAAGATTGTATCAGATAAATTTAAAGAAGTGGCTAAACAGGTTTGGTCTCAATCTAATATAGTAAAAGAGCTAGGTACAGCTTTGAGGACTGAGGCTAGGTGGCAGAAGGCTGTAATTCATTTGAAAGAGCGAGGATTGTTAGAAGGTAGTCCGAGGGATATTCCTAGGATTATTGATGAGGTTTTAGCAGATGTTAGAAAGGAGGAGTATGAAAATATTTGCGAGGCTTTATTCAATCATTATTGGAAAGATATTTCCCGTGAAATTATCAAAGGAATCCCAGAGTGGTACAAAAATCAGTTGGGATGAGTTTAGTGCACGTACTGATACTGATGGTAAGTTTATCGAAGGTTTACTTAGCGGAGAATATGAGTATAATGAATTTGGAGGTCGATAAATTTTATGAAATGTAAATTTTGCAACTCCTGTCTTAAGATAACAAGAATTGATTTTGACGATGAATCTGTAATTTATTTTGTCTGTTTATTTTGTGGCAGAGTTTATCGATATATTTCTGATTGGGAATTTCCCCAAGAAGATAATTCTGAGAAAGCTGATAAGGTTAGAGAAATCTTTAAGCTATCAAAAGTAGGTTAAAATGATTGAAGATTCTATTACTTTAGAAGTTGCTGTACTGTCTTTGTTTATTAATAACCCTGAGTTAGTGCTTGAATATCAGAGTCTGCCCTCTGATATTTTTTCATCGTCTGTTAATAAAAGCCTTTTTGAGGTAATTAAATCTCTTTCTATTAGCGGATTCTTGCCCTCTTTTGACTTGGTGCATAGTACTTTAGCATCAAGAAATATGCTTGAAACTTGTGGAGGGATTGATTATCTTAGGTATCTGAAAGATTCTCAATATTATGTTGAGAATCTAAAAGAGTATATTAGTTTATTGGTAAAGCATTATAAAAGGCGTCGGCTTGTTAGAATGCTGAATAGCTTAGATTCATCTACTATTCCAGTTGATAGAGTTGATAATTTGGTTTATGAGCTAAAAAATTATCTAGATAATCTGGATACTCTATCTGATGATTCTTTTGTATCTAAACTTGGGGCAGCAATTCCAGAATCTATCGGAGCCTTGGAGCATAAAATACAGTCCCAAAATAAAATAGATGTTACGACTGGATTTAGACACCTTGACGCTATTACTGGAGGATTTATTTCAGGTGATTTGTGGTATGTAGCGGGCAGACCTAGTATGGGCAAGACTGCATGGTGTTTGAATTCAATAAACGCAGCTATTTCTAACGGAATACCTAGCCTCATTTTTTCTTTAGAAATGAATAAAACGGCTTTAGTTTATCGATTACTAGCTTTGAGAACTGGGATTCCGATTACGAATATTCGATTGGGATTGATTAATCAAGAGCAGTTGGAAATTATTAAACAAGAAGCGCAAAATATAAAAGAATTGCCTTTATTTATTGATACAAAATTTGACGCAAATATTTACTATATTAGGAGTACAGCTAGAAGGCTGGTTCATACAAACGGAATAAAACTTGTTCATATAGATTATCTACAACTTATTGATATTGCGGATAATGCAAATGCAGTGCGGGAATTTTCATCTATATCAAGAAGTTTAAAAGTTTTAGCAAATGCTTTAGATGTTACTGTAATTGCGTATTCTCAATTAAATAGACTTACTGAACTAAGAGGTGATAAAAGACCTATATTATCCGATTTGAGGGAGAGTGGTGGGCTGGAGCAAGACGCTAATGTTGTTCTTATGCTTTATAGGGATGTAATGTATAACCCAAACACTGCTCAAAAAGACTTAATGGAGTTTATTATCCGTAAACATCGGGAGGGGGCTACAGGTACATTATTCGCCATTTTTAATGCTGAAACAAATAAGATTATTGAGCATCTATGAGCGTTCTAGCTAAATTGGTGCAAGAGGATTTTGGTATTAAGAATGAAACTGAGCGGTGGTTAAAGGCTCGGAAACATGATTCACTTGTAGTTGATAAACAACATGAAAAGTTTTATTGGAATTCTGTTGGTTTATTTGGCGGGGTAGTTGAATATCTTATCTTTGTAAGAGGTTTTTCTAAGGAGCAAGCTAATAATTTTTTAAGAGAGAATGGTTATTTAAATTACTTGCAAACGATTTCTGAAGCTTCTGATGAGCAAGAGCAGGAGCAGGATGAAAGTTTGGTTAAATTTTTTTATGAAGCTGGAAAAAATAATCGAGATTATTTCTATCGCCGAAACTTAACTGATGCTACTATCGATAGATTTATGTTAGGATATTACAATGGTTGGTATTCGATACCGTATTATAAGAGTGATAGGTTACTTAATATTGAACTCAGGCGAGATACTCCATCTAAACAAATTAAGCAATATTATGCGAATGTAGGTCAGGTTATTTTTAATGTGGATATTCTTAACTTTGTGAATACTGTCTTTATTACAGAAGGCTCAATAGACGCTTTGAACTTAATTCAAGTTGGGCTACCTGCGATTAGTTCATTTGGCATTATTAGACCTCGATATTATTCTTTATTTGTTAATGTAAAAAAGATTTTTATTTTGTTTGATAACGATAGCGGTGGGATGAATATGGCACTAGCCACTGCTAAACGGCTTGGCGTTGAGCGCTGTTATATCTATTGCTTTGAAGATTTTGAAAAGAAGGGCTATGACCCAGTTGATTACTTTAGAGATGGCGGTAGCAAAGCCGACTTGTTAAGGATTGTTAATTCAAAGAGTCGAAAAGCCTATCAGATTGTTAAGAAGCCTTAACCTATGACTTCTTGACATTTTTCAAGCTTTATGCTATAATATGAGTACAATCAAAATAGAAAGGATAAGAAAGCCATGAAACGTTGTCCTATTTGCCACAAGAAACGACCAGATTACTTTTTTGATAAGTATCAAAACATTTGTTTGGACTGCCTTTCGAAAGTTGTTGATGTGCATGTCCAAAAAACTCAAACGAAAAGGAAAAAATATTGGAAGGAGCAAAGGGATGAGAAATATTGGAACTAGGTTTTATTTGGAGGCTGGGTATTTTTGGGGTGAAACCCCCAGCTTACTTTCAATTGAAATTTTTAGTTATATGGTAGGTATTTTAGATATTTTACATATCAAAATTTATAAATTTGTATTTTCATTTGGATTGCAAATAAGGTAATGTGAATATTAAATGAAAAATTTGCGGAAAGCAGATTGTTGTGAAACTTGTAAATATTTTCGCAGCGTTTTTAATGATTATTTTTATTGTGGTTTTTATAGGGAAAAGCCTCCTAAATTTAATCCCGATGATGAGGAAGTTTCTAGAAGAGCGCTTCAAAAATTTTTGAAGCTCTATGGAATAGAGCCTGATTATATTTGTGATTATTATGAATCATAGTGGGTCGATTAGAAAGGAGAATATAAAATGCGTAAAAATTTTCGTCGGGTAGATACTTGTTATACATGCAAGTATCTTCGCTCAATAGAGAGTAGTTTTGATAATTTATATTGTGGACTAGGAGGTCAAACTCCTCCAGAATATGACCTAAATGATAATGATTATTGGAATGCTCTAGAAAATTTTTTAGATAATAACGGAGTGGCTGTAAATTACGTATGCGATAATTATACAGCGGAAGAGGTTAACTAAAAAGGAAATGACTGGTAATATTACTTTATATAATGATAATTGCTTTAATATTTTTGATAAAATTCCAGATGAAAGTATAAAGGTAGTTGTACTCGACCCGCCTTATGCTAAACAGTACCTCAATCTTTATATAGATATTTTGCCTCACATTTATCGGATTTTACAGAAAGGAGGTAGTTATTTTGCAATAATTCCTCACTATGCTATGCCTGAAATTATTGCAGAAACAAGCAAATTTTTGAAATGGCGTTGGATTATCTGTATGAATCAGGAGAAGGGAAATAAACACGCCAGGATGCGCATAGGAATCCAGGTGCTGTGGAAACCCATAGGCTGGTGGGTAAAAGGTGCTTATCGACATAAAGGTTTTATGAGGGATATGTTTTTTTGTGAAAGAGAGAAGACATTACATGGTTGGCAGCAAAGCTTATCCTGGGCTTCTTACTGTTTGCAAGTTACAAGCCCAGGTGATATCGTTTTAGACCCTTTTATGGGTACAGGGACTGTTGGAGTAGCTTGCAAGAAACTAGGAAGAAATTTTATAGGAATTGAGCTAGACAAGGAAACTTTTGAAATTGCTAAAAAACGAATAGAAGAATCTGACTAGAGAGGAGGATAAAATGGATATTAAATTAACTTTTAGTGAGAAACATAGGCAGAATTTCTTTAGTGGGATTTTATCTATTAAGGACGAGCAAGGACTTTTAGATATTTTTCAAGATGCTAAAAAGAATATTAAACAGAGTGAGTTTACTTTAACGCCTATTGAGCATTTTGTAGAGCTTAAGCCTATTGAATTTTTCAAGGTGGTTAAAAATAGAATTGTCGATGATAGTCTTAGAGAAGTTCGTAATATTTTTCTATTGTGTTTTACTGAGCCGATTCTTAAAAATGCTGTTTTTGGTTTAGTGGCACGACTAGACGATGATGTGGATTATTATAACTATTCTAATTTAGAAGTTATTTTATTGGGAAAGGATTGGTAAGGTGGATAACGATTATACACCTCTAACAATTGGTGAATGTTTAAAAATTGTCTCAATGTTTATTATATTTTTTATTCTTTTTATCGTTGGCACTGTTCTTGAAAGCGGAATATTACAAATATTTTTTGCTTTCTCAGCCGCAGCTACTTTTGTATTAATTCTAATTTTAGTACATGATGCTATAAAATATGGAGAAAGAAAATGAAGGTTTGCATACTTACTGAAGAGTCTAAAGTACCAACTAAAAAATATGCGGGTGATGCTGGTTTTGACTTGTATTCTACTATTGATGTAGTCATTGAGCCTCATACAACCGCAATTATTCCTACAGGCATCGCTATTGAATTGCCAAGCGGATTTTTTGGCTGGATTACAAATAAAAGCTCTAAAGAATACCTAGTCGGAGCAGGGGTTATAGATAATAACTATAGAGGCGAGATAAAAGTCAGAATATTTAATGTGCTAAATAAAAAAATTTATATCAAAGAAGGTGATGCAATCGCTCAGCTAATTCTTTTACCTCAGATTAATGATGCAATTGAGCTGGTTTTGTTTCTTTCCGAAACAGATAGAAATAATGATGGAGGAATTAATCGATAGAAAGAAAGTTTCAGGTAAAATGAATTTTTTAGGTGGATTTACGGCGGTAGAGTGTAATACAATAATTTGTGGCGACTCTCTAGAAGTATTAAAAACTTTTCCAGATAGTTTTATTGATTGTGTAGTTACATCACCACCTTACTATGCTGGAAAAGAGTATGAAGATACTTATAAAACTCAATCTGGATATGAAAAATACCTGAATTCTCTAATCAATATTTTTATAGAGTCTGAAAGGGTTTTGAAACCTGGCGGTCATTTGTGGATTAATGTTGATGATGTCCACACTAGTTTGAAGTCGGAATATAAGCGTAATATTACGCTTCCTACTCATGCCTTTTTAACTGTTGAATTGTCAAAGGTTTATGATTATAAAGATTTAGTACTTTGGAGGAAGATTAGAGGAAAGCACGCCAGCGGAGGAGCTTCTAGATTATTGGGTAGTTATGGAAGATTTGGTTCGCCAGGTTCTATTCCCATTGTTGGGGAGTGTGAATTTATTTTATGGTTTAAGAAGAAGGGTAAAAGAACTGATATTACTGATGAAATGAGGAAATTATCAAGCTTAACCAGTGAGGAGTTTAAGGTATATGGTATGCAGGTTTGGGAGGTACGACCAGAGAATGCTTTAAGAGCTAAACACCCAGCGCCGTTTCCTGAGGAAATTCCTGCTAGGATAATAAAATTATCAACTTTTGTAGGAGATTTAGTTCTTGACCCTTTTGTAGGGAGCGGTACTACAGCCGTTGCTGCAAAAAAGTTGGGTAGAAATTTTATTGGAATAGATATAAATCTTAAATATTGTGAGATTGCAAATGCGAGATTAAATTCCTTAGATAGAAAGGAGTAGAAAATATGGTAGAAAGAATTATTTATCGACCAGTTTATATAGGAGAGGAAAAACTTTGGCGAGTTGCTAAATATTCATTAGACACTGAAACAATTGTGGGGTATGTAACAGGGTTAGCTTTTGATACGGAAAGAGAGGTTTATGAAGCTATCCTTGCTTTAGAGGCTGCCGAAGTTAATAAAAAGATTAGTAAGGAGTAGTCATACCATTTGAAGAGTCTTAATGCCTTGATGGGCATCGGATAATTCTGACATAAACAGCTTCTTAATAATTTTAGTTAACTAAAATCGCCATTTTAACACAATTTTAAGGAGGTATTTTTATGTCCCTATCACAAGAAATTCTTAACCTGCGTTATGCTTGGGATAAAGGTAACGGTATGAAAGAGACTTGGGAAGAGGTTGCTCAAAGGGTTGTTGATAATGTTTTAAGTGTTTTTGATGTCCAGCAATCTATAAAGGACGCTATTTATGAAATTATTGTACGGAAAAAATTTATCCCTGGTGGAAGGTTTTTAGCCCAGGCGGGAAGAAAGTTTCACCAGGTAAATAACTGCTTCCTCCTCCGAGCTGAAGATTCAAGAGAAGGCTGGGGAGAATTGATGAAAAAAGCCTCTTTAATGCTGATGTCTGGGGGCGGGGTTGGTGTGGATTATTCACAGATTAGACCTTACGGTTCTGCTCTTAAAAGTTCCGGAGGAACTGCTTCGGGTCCTCTTCCCTTGATGAATGTAATCAATGAAATCGGCAGGGGAGTGATGTGTGGAGGAAAGCGAAGGTCAGCAATTTGGGGTGGGTTAAGCTGGAAACATGACGATATTTTTGATTTTATTAAGATGAAAAATTGGCAGCCAGAAATTAGAAAGCTAAAGGAGAAAGATTTTAATTTTCCTGCCACAATGGATATGACCAATATTTCAGTTATTTTGGATAAGGAATTTTTTGAAGCGTTTGAAAAGGGCGATGAGAAAGCTCAAAAAGTCTATTGGGATACTGTAGAGAGAATGTGTAAAACAGGCGAGCCTGGTTTTAGTATTGATTACGATAATCCCAGTGAGTCTTTACGGAATGCTTGTACGGAGATTGTCTCCGAAAATGATTGTGATGTTTGCTGTCTGGGAAGTATTAATCTAGCGAATATCAGTAATACGGATGAATTGGAGTGGATTACTGAATTAGCTATGATATTTTTATTATGCGGGACAGAATATTCTGACGTTCCTTATCCCTTAGTAAAAAATGTTAGGGAGAAGAATAGGCGAACTGGTTTAGGATTAATGGGTATCCATGAATGGTTAATTTTGAGAGGCTATCAATATGAAGCCAATCTCGAATTAGGAGAGTGGTTAAGAATTTGGCAGGAGAAATCAGATGAATTTGCTGAAAAGTGGGCAAATAAGTTTAGTATAAATGTCCCGATAAAGAAGAGAGCTATTGCCCCGACTGGTTCGATTTCTATCATAGGTGAGACAACCTCTGGCATTGAGCCGATTTTTGGTGTAGCTTACTTAAGGAGGTATTTAACACCCTCCGGCTGGAAGGAGATGGTAGTTATTGACCCCGTAGCGGAGAGGTTAGTTAACCTTTTTGGGATAAATCCAGATGATATTGAGGACTCGTTTTCCCTAGCGCAAGATGTAAAAAGAAGAATAGAATTCCAGGCATTTGTTCAGAAATATGTTGACAACGCAATTTCAAGTACCATAAATTTGCCCGCTTGGGGAAGTGAATTTAATAATGATTACGAAAAATTTGGGAAAATACTTTTGCCATTTTTAAAGCATTTAAGGGGTATAACTGTCTATCCAGATGGTGCTAGAGGAGGGCAGCCCTTGACAAGAATATCTTATAAAGACGCGATTAAACATCAAGCGGGGTATGAAGAAGTGGAGTGCCAGAACGGGGTTTGTGGATTATGATAAAGTTATTTAGGACTTTAGATACGAGGAATGCTATATACAAATTGCAGCTATAAAAGCCAGGATTTTTCCTGGCTTTTTAATGCTTTAAATTTAATTTTTGAATGGGTAGCGAAAGTGGAAGAGAATAATGTGTAAAATAATTGCCGTCATGTTAGAATTGAAATTGAAGAGAGGGTATTTTTGCCGGCAAAAAATCACTTGGAAAAATTCCAGAAAGTTTAAGTGCCATTTCTAGTAAAATTTTACTTTTGGAATTAAATTTTTTTACCACCCTCGAAAATTAGGGTGGTGAAGATAAAACTAGAAGGGCTTTGAATCGTTTCACTTTATCTATTTCAATCCTTCTTTTATATTAATATTTTTTCTGTAAATTCCCTACCTCTTGATGAGATTCTAATAAATCCCATCTTCACAAGGTAGGGTTCAATCTCATTAATAATTGTATCTCTATCTAACCCCGTTCCTCTCTGAAGTCTTTCCAAAGAGGATATTTTTACTTCCTGCAGGAATTCCAAATACCTTAAGTCTAATTCATTCAATCCGTATCTGTAAATTCCTATTCTATTTAAACACCATTCCAACTCTTCTATCGTTTGAGGAATACCTTCATATCTACAGATAATTGATAGACGAAAAGCTATCATTTTTGTTACACGGGGGTTATTTCTACATTGATAACTAAGAAAATCAATTAATTCTTCTTTTAAAGTTATTTCTAAATTTGATTTTAAAATTTCTTTTATATGTTCGGAGGAGTACTCTTCAAAAACGAAGTTTATACATCTGTTTATTACAGGTTCTGGTAAAGAACCCGATAAATTCGTAGCGAGAATGATTGTATATCTTTTCGAGTCCATAAATCTATAGAGGAACTCGAAATTTTTGAGTGTGTGCGCCTCATCGAAAAAATGGAATCTTATATTTGTAAAAAAGTCCCCTTCTCCTGGTGGATACATTATATAATCCTTGCCCTCAAGGAATTTAAGGGCAAGGGTAGTTTTACCATACCCAGAGGGCGCCCTAAGTAAAATATTAAAATTAGCCCCCTTCTCGATTTCTTTTTGTAAATAGTTCAACTGGGTTATTATTCTTTCTTGATTGATAAATTTACTACTCATTGTGCTTTCCTGCCTTTCTATAATATCAGCAAATATAGTTATAATCTAAGTTTTCTTCATAAAACCTTGCTCCGCATTTTGAGCAATCTTTTGTGTATTTCGAAATAGATAATTATTCCCTTTATTTACTAAATCGGGAGTTTTTTCTAAGCAACTTTCTTTTAATCTTTTAATATTGAACATCTTCCTCTCCTGCCAGTGTAGTGCCACATGATGGACAATATAACTTGGTATCATTTAGGTATGTTTTTAAATCTAGTATGGGGTGAGATTCCCCGCAAGTGGGGCAGATTATTAAGTTACTTTCTATATACCTCCACAGTTCCGCCCAGCTAAACTCTACCCCCTCTGTAGTGATGAAGTAAAAGTGTTTATTATTTGTATAAATGTTGGGTATATTCCCGGTTATCATTTCATAAATTCCCCCCAAATAAATCGCCAATAATCTGGCGAAGAAGATTAGATTATAATTCCTGGTGTTATAAGAATTAAACACCAGAAAGTTTTTCTCCTTTTCATCATAAGGTAGAACCCAAGCTCTACCAAGGGGGGATTGAGATTCATCATAAACCTTCATTGCATATCCCCCTAATAGTTTAATTCTTGTCCTTTGGTACCTATACATACCAAAGAAGCAAGAATTTTTATCACCGAATTCTCCAGGAGTCCAGTTAAAATTTTTGGAAAACTCGATAAAATATTCCCGGTTGAGAGTATATTTTCGGACGATATTCCCAATATCCCCTAATATTCTGTTATCAAGGGTAATTTTCCATTGTTTGCAAATCTTCGCAAATCTTTTGGGGAATGTACCTGCGAATTCCCCCTTTGAAACTATCCAATCGGGGGAGATTCTCTCAATTAGATAAGAGAAGTTCAGGAAAATCCCGGATTTATTTAAAATTTTCTCTATCTCCTCCAACCCTTTTGGGTCAATTTCTGACTCTTTTAGAGGTATATTAACTTCTATTTTTTCGAGTGGTAACATGACATCTCATCTCCTACAATTATTATACTAGCATACCTGCAATTCGTTCGTTAATCGAAGAATTTTTGAAGGAGTGATAGATATGCGAAAAATTTTTAGTTTTGTTCTGTGCCATCGACTTTCTTTAAACTTTTCTTAACATTAGCGCCTTGTCAAATTTTTTCGTTTTTTGAAAAATTTTCACCTTACCGTCTTCCTCCTCAAAAACCGAAAAACTTTTCAGAATCTGAAAAATTTTAGTTTTGTCTAGCGCCATTTTTAAGCTGCTCTATGGTGTAGTCGTTTTTGAAGCCTTGAGCGGAAAATTTTTGACATGCGGAAAAAATTTTCTTCAGAAGCTCAGAAACAAATTTTCGCACTTGTCAATGCTTGTAAACGTGTTTCACGTATTCGGTTTTGAAGTTTTGATATTGGGATAAGTAATTAAGATAATCATGATTCCTCCAGTGAACAAGGAACGTATGCATTAGTAAGAATACTCTTCAAAATTATCTGCCCGTAGTTGTATCAATAAACAAAAACGCCGGGGTTATCTATGAAGATAACCCCGGTTCCAGTTGCGCAATTACAAATGGAGGTGGGGAGGGGAGGTTACTTACTCGGAAACAAAATATCTCCCATCCAGATTACAGTAGATATTCGCTCCCTCCCAGACGGAGGAAGGAATATCATCGCTATTAATATCTACGGATTCCATGATGGCAAGTATATTGTCATCATAGATTTTGAACCCCTTTACCTTCCACCCGTGAATTCCGATTACGGGGTTGTCCGGACTTGCGGGGAGGAATCCCTCTACACCTACCAGAATATCCCCCTTCTGGAGAGGGACAAGGGCTTGTTCGTTATTGGAGCGAAATCTAGATGTGCGAATAAAACTTGCGGGAGCAAGCCCCCCGTTCCGTAAAACAAAAGTTGCGGAAAAACGGTTACTGGTTGCTCCGCCCCCAACCCAAAGGGTGGGGAATCCCTTTTGAGTTTTTTCAGTGAATACGTATAGTATATCGTTCATTTTATTCTCCTATTAATATGGTACACTTATACCATCCATGAAGTTCGGCATACCCTCGAAGAAAAGTTTGACGGTTGCAAATCGAGGGTCGCTACCACAAACAGCACTAGCCCCGATTTTGTTTGCCAAATCATAAATATGCGCCATTAGGCGTTCCTGCTTTTTTAGCAGGCGTTCTACATCTTCCTCCATACAGAGGCGCTCATTTATTGTGTGCAATTTTCGAGTTAGGCTAATTAACTCAGCCAATTCTTCGGGGGTTGCAGTAGTATATTTTGCAACCGATAGTGTGAACGATATGATATTGATAGTGTCCATTTTATACTCCTTTCTTGTTTTTCTTACGCCTCGCGTGTGAGGCGTGAATTGATAAAATTTTTAGATTTCTCTACTCGCCATTTTTAAGCCGTTTAGGGATATGACATTCCCAAAGCTTTGAGGGTGAATTTTTTGGCGAGATGAAAATTTTTTCTCGCCCCGCCCATCGGACAAAAGGCGGGGCGATAGTTTTATTTCTCAATCAAGATTTCGATTTTTTGCACCTCCACAGGGTTTCCCGGCGGAATGTCAATTGATTTCGTTTCCCCCTCCAATATCCAAATTCCGCCGTGAGTTTTAGAATACTCCTTGATTGTGTACTCGTAGAGTGCGCCATTTAAAGCGCGCTCATACCTATCTAGTAGTTCTTCAAAACTTTTTTCGTCTACCATCTCTTGCTCCCCCTCATAGACACAGACGATATAATCTCCATCCTCGTTATCCTTTACGGGATAGAGGTAAACAAATCCATCATTACTGTATCGCCGGATACCCCGGCAGATGATGGTATAGCCTTTGGGAATAGGGTCGCCCTTTCGGCAGATATAATACGGGAAGGCAGCTTCTTCGGGGTAGATGTCCCGAATGGAAACCACTTCGTAGATTTTGTTACTGTCTTTATAGTAGTACATTTTTCTATTCTCCTTTCTTATCTGTCGTTTATTGCCCCGTAGATGGGGGCGTGTTGTTCGTAAAATTTTTGGTTTCATTTTGCGCCATTTTTAAGCCGCCTTTGGGGGTGGCTTTCCCTAAGCTTCAGGGGCGGAATTTTTGGCGCATCAAGTTTTTTGCTTATCTTCTGCCCCGTGAATCGGGGCGAAAAATTTTTAGCCCGCGCCTAATGCCATTTTTAAGTTGCCCAGGGGGAAGTGGCGCCCTGAGGCTTGGGTGGCATTTTTGGCGCATTGGGTTTTTTTTTCTACCTGCCCCTCCCCTGCCCGGTGGGTAGTGGACACTGGATACTGGGCAGTGGGCAGTGTTGGTAAACAAAAATGCCGGGGCTACGTCGTAAGTAGCCCCGGCTCCGGTGCCGGCTAGTGGAGGCTAGCCGGCGGGGAATTGGGGAGAGATAGACGCTACTCAGCTATAAAGTAGCGTCCATCTCTGTTGTGATAGATTTCGCACCCCCTCCACACGGAGGGGGGAATGTCGTCGACAGAAACGTCGACGTACTCGACGATAGCAATTTTGTGCTGGTTATCGTCTTCAAAGCTAATTATACGACGAGCGAGAATGAATAAGTCTGGATTGTCCGGCGACGCGGGACGCCGGCCGCTCAGTTCAACAACGATGTCCCCCTCCAGAAGGGGGACAAGGGCTTGCCCGGCATTGCATCTGTGCCCGTGCCGGGCAATGAAGCACGCCCGGGCTAGCTCCTCCGCCCGCATCACGAAGCGGGCGGAGAATTTCGAGGTAGTGGCGCCCCCGCCCACCCAGAGGGCGGGGTTGCCCCGCCGGGTTTTTATGACTTCTAATTTTTCGCTCATTTTGCACTCCTTGTAAAATATTAATCGAGTTAACCGACTTTTAACAGTTCCACGTACGGGTTTGCCACCCACACGTGAGCAACAGCCCAAGGAAAGAACAGCCTTCTCACCCCTTCGGGGGAGGAGGCGAGGAAGACCTCCCCCACCCCCCTGAACAGGGGGAAAACAGAGTGGATAGGCATCGGGGCATATACTGTTTTAATATCGATGTTTAAATTAACGAAATATGAAGAAACAATACATGCGTGCTTCCCGTTGTCGAAGACGAAATACCCCTCCAGTTCTTCTAGAAGTGGGCTTTTATCACGGACTGCCCACTTCGGGTTTCGCCCGTTCCGCCCCCAGGTGTCAACCTGGGGGCCGAATGGCACGCGAACTGAAGTGTACGTGCTACTCGACAGAGAGAGTAGCGCACTTGATACTCTTTTTAGTGTTCGTTTATCGAAAGTATTCATTGTTACACCTCCATTAATAGTTAATAATAATTAACGCCGGCGGAACGCTTTTCGTGAAACACGGAAAAGTCTCGTGTTCAGTGTTCGCTAGCTTTGAAGCTAGCTCCTCATCCGAAATGATTTCTCCGCGATGCCACCAGTTACCGGACATGTCGCGGACGAAGAAGTCCGCGACGCCGGTTACGGAGACGTCTTTAATTTCGACGTCTCCGTGGGCTTCACAATAACACGGAGCATTGACCGCGGGCGGCACGTCTAAATCGTGCCACTTGCATTCACAGTTACACGACATCACAACTTTAACTTCCATTCTACACACTCCTTATTAAGATTAAGATAAACTAATTTTACTTCTGTTCTTGTGTATGCAAGAACAGTTATATCCCTGTTCGCAGCATCGTCAAAGGATACGTACACTTCCCAACCCACCCCTCGATGATGTCGATACTGGCATCATCGAGGATAGCGTCCCTCCCTCATGAGGGAGGGACGGATTGAAGTTGGGGTTCGCCCCCGCCTACGGGCGGGGGAAGAACACGAAAAAGGACACGAACAGTAAAATTAGTAGTACGTAAAGCATCTGTCATTCTCCTTTCCACATCTTGACCAGAACGCTAATTAATTTTCTATATTCTTTATCGTTGTCATTGTTTGAAAAAGAAGTGATACGATATGCCAGACGGAAAGCCTCGTCTAAATACTGTCTGTACCGAGAATTCATTAATTTAAGACTAGCCCGGCTCGACAAGTGTACTTGTCGAGGGGCTTCCATCTTTTGGATAGCGTGTTCGACAATGACAGTCTTGAGCCATGTGGGATAGCTCGCAGGGTCAGGGTCAAACGGTTTCATTCTCCCCTCCTTCTAGCTGGGGCGCCCAGGTCGAGAGGGCGCCGAAAAGCGTTAATGGCTGTCCACACACGCAAGCCATAACGCTTATCGTGGTCTGCGGCGTAGTACGCCGCACGGACATAATCCCGCCGGCGAGCGGCTTTCCGCTCACGGCGATTAACAAGGTTTTTAAAACTCTGGTTTTCACTCATGGCTTATTGCTCCTTCATTGACCAATCTAATACCCTATCTGTGTACATTCTTTCAAGTATATTAATCAGTTCTCCATAGTCAGCATTAATGTCATCACTATACATTCTGCCGTATTGCCACGTCAGAATGTAGTTTGCCCAAGTGTACGCCTGAGTTAGATATGTGTAGTTCGCCGGCGCCATCAGGTCACGCTTAGCTTTGGGGGTTAACCTAACCTCGAATGGCCACTCCATCTTGGAGATGGCTTGCTCGATGGTAGCCAACATCTGCCCCTTGCTGGGGGGCTTGACCTTGCTGGTCTTGCTGGGGTTGTTGGGGTTTTTCATCTCATTAGCTCCTTTCTGCAAAAACGTTTTTTGCTTTAGCATACCAACCAGATTGCCCATTGTCAAGTTTTTTGAGTAACTCTAATCAAACTCTAATCTTACGTTCTGTTTATTAATCTTTCGTTCTGCAACGCAAAATGCAAAAAATATAGCATGCAAGCTTCCAACCCCGCAATCCGCATTGCTGCAACAAAGTTTGCGCCCGAAAAAATTTTCTGCAACCAGAATTGCTGGCGCTGGTGTACTCCCCCTCCCACCACCGCTCTCAATCCGTAAATTCTCGATAATCTCCCCTTAACTCCCTCTATCCATCTTTAGCCACTCTACTCTCCTCTCTGGTATACTTGCTAATGGAGGATTTATGATTCCCGCCGAAATTTTTGACAGAGTGAAGATAGATGAGGAGTATAAATATCTCCTAACGAAGTACAGGTGGAGGTTAATTAATGGCTACCTGGCGACAAATGATTTTCATGGGGGGCTTACTTATTTACATAGGTTCTTAGTTAACCCGCCGAAAGGTTTTAAGGTCGAGCATATTAACGGCGATAAATTGGATAATCGGCTATGTAATCTGAGGATTAATAATAATATTAAATGGAAAACCAAGCCTGAGGAGGAAAAAGGCTTGGTTAGGATAAAGGGGAAAATCTATAAATATAAATATGAAAAGGGTAAAAATATTTATTTAGGGCGGGTTTATTAGTTTGTATGGGATAAAATAGAGGTATTTAAACTTATAGGCGATTTCAAATTCTATTTTAGGCAGTCCGACAAAGGCTCTGTAAATATAATCCCTCGGTAGTTGATTTATTTTCTCCAGCTCGATAATCATAGCTCTCTTAGTACTCTATCAAAATCAAATTCATACTTATTACATAAAGCTAATACTTTTGCCTGGGCTTGATTAAAGGTCAGGTTATCGTTTCGCATTACGCGGAGAACTAGTTGATTAATTCTCCCATTGATGAAGAGTTCTGCACTCTCGCGCGATTTTTTCTCCCGCAACATAGTTTTACAAATGGCTACCTTTTCTGCTTTGGTGTAAGGTCTTCGAGTGCGTTTATTGATTCCCGTAATAGAGTTAACGCACTCCTCCATCCACTTTGTATTTTCGGGGCTATCTCCTCCTAGATTCTGGGGGATATTATAAGGCATTTCTATTCCTCCTGATTATCTAAATTGATACAGTTGGGATTAAACCAGATTCTCTCCTTATACCTGTTTTCAGCATTGGGAGAGTTTTTGTTTTTACTGTTTCCATAAGCTCTAACTGCCTTACCCTCGACTTTTTTCCAGCCGAATTCTTCTAGCTCATTATGCTCTCCCTCATATCCGCATAAGGCGATTCTATACCTGGGATTGTTACCGTTCTCTATACACCATTTCCTGACCTGGGCGGATAAATTATCTGTATCCTCATTATATAAATCATCATCTCGTAAATCCTGCTTGTAAGGGGGGTCAAGGAATATTCCTACAGATTTTCCATAATCCAGCGCGCCCTTAGTAACTACCCTTGACCAATCCCCACAACAAACTCTAACAAATCTCAACCTCTCACTTAAAGTGCTAAAATACTCAATTAAAGGATAGGGTGTTTGCTTATTAGCTTCTCTAGCTATAGTATTAACTCCTTGTCCTCCATGAGATATATGAGGTCTTTTTTTGTTAACCCCACTAGCTATGGCATTAATTCCCGCCCCGCCATGACCTATATGAGGTCTTTGTTTAGATACCCCATCTAGTTCGTTAATAGTTTTTTTATCAACAAGTTTGCCCTCATGTTCAGTCCATTTCCCCTCTCCTCTGCACCAACCGCTACCTATCCAGCAGCAGATTCCCCATACCCACCATCCAGCTACTTTTGCATCATAGAAATCTGGGTCAGCAAAAATTCTCTCTCGAATATTAGGTAATCCATATTTAATTAACCAAATATGCCTCGCCGTCAAGTCGGCTTCATTTACAGGATTATCAGCATAATAAGCTACCTGTTCAGGGTCATGTTTAACAGCCCGCCAAAAATTAGCGATTAGGCTATCTTTATCATTTACGGTTTCTAATTTAGGCGTAGTAGGTCTTAGAAACAAGACCGCACCACTGCCAAAAAATGGTTCAACATATAAATCAACATCTCCTAATTTATCCCAAACAATATCAGCTACTCTTGATTTCCCTCCGAACCAGGGAAACGGTGGACGATGTTTTACCTCATTCATGATATTACTCCTTTCTTTCATAAATATATTTAAAACAGCAGAATCATTTTAATTCTTTCTAAGAAATTTTGATTCCCCTCATTTAACTCTCTCTATAACTGATTTATGAATCCAAAGCTCCTTATCTATTTTGATTCTTACCCAATCCTGATTTTCCTCCAGTACATCAAAAGTATCATCGGCATACAAAGTTGCATAAACTGTTTCAGGAGATAGAACAGGACTAATTCTTAAGTTAATACTCGGTTTATTCTTAGTAACTTTTTGTAACCTCTCAACAGCATCAAAAAAGAACCTAGGATTTTGAGGTTTTCCGTTTAATCTAACCTCAAAATGTAAATGCACCCCGCTAGACCAGCCAGTACTTCCCATATAGCCTATAATCTGCCCTCGCTTAACCTTTCCGCTTACTTCTGGAGTACTCATTAGATGAGCATAAAGAGTTTCTATTCCATTATCACAATCTATGATTAAATAATTGCCATAACCCTGGGGGTCAAATCCTATCTTTTTGACCTTACCATCCTCGGCAGCATAAATATAGTCGCCTAGCTTGCCCGCAAAATCAATACCTGTATGACCCCCTGTTTTCGGATATTTATCAGGATTCTCGCCAAACTCCTGAGTAACAATTACTGAATCAACAGGAAATCTCATCGAAATACCCCTAATTTAGTTTGCAGCGCTTTTTATACTCATCCCAAAAAAATTTTCTAATACTTTTATTAGAAGTAAAACTTTGAAGCGCTTTTGCTAGAGAAACTTTTCGCCCAATAGCCTTAACATATTTATCTTCTGGGTGTACTCTTGCAAATCCCGTATAGATTTGTCCGTTTGGAGATTCAATAAAGCACATTGTTTGTCGATGTTCTACATCATGAACCCAAGTAACTGTAAAAACCTTATTTCCAAGCACAGCTTTAAACATTTTATTCTCCTTTCTATTCTTTAGATTTTGTAAGAAGTGATTTTAAGTCCTGACAGTTAATTACCTCACACTCTGGATATTTAGCCTCGAAATCACTTATAGCCTCGAAGAAATTTCGTGCTAAGATAATTTTGTGCCTTTCCTCTCCGATTTGATTAAGATAAGTAATCCGATAAGAAATCAAGTCCCTATCTAAGAGTATTTCTTGTCTCCTAAAAGTTAGATGGAAACTGTAAACTATAACACCTGTTAAAAATATTAATAAGAGAATTAATAAACTTTCCATCTTCCTCCTACTCCTAAACATATTGAACATATCTCTGACCATTGTATAGCATTGCACAGTATTTACTCTCTCCAATTTTTATCCATATATCAGAACCTACTTTTACCTCTTCCAAAATGCTAATAATATTTCCGTAATAAAGTTTTCCTATTACAGCGCCCACAGGCTTATCTCTTACATTTAAAATATTCACAACTACTCCGCCTTTTCTGCTGGACGGCTCATCTTCTAATCCATGCACTTCTATATACTTGTTACCATTATACACAAAAGCTGAAAATTTGTCAAGACCTAATTTTACCCATTTATTGCCTGAAGCATCTAAAACAATGGATTCAATCCCGGCAGTTTCGCCTTTTCTCAGGTATCCTACAATAGGCGCACCGATACTTGGAGCTTTCCTGATTCGCAAGTTATCAACCAGAACAGTTCCTCTATATTTATATTCAGGCTCTGAAGGTGGGGGTGTGGGAGTTCCAGATAGATACTTTTGTTTAAATTCGGCAGTAGCAATATTTTTATCTACATGATTGCTCTCTAAGCCGTATAATTTACCTTCAAAGTTACCATCAGCGGAAAATTGCCACAACTCCCACTTTGTCCAATCTAAAGGTCGATAAGAATCTTTCTCACCGAACCAGGGCAAATCAGTTCCGTATCTAGCTACCCATAACCCGTATCTAGACCAACCAGACCATCTATTAACATAGGCATTCCACCACGAGCCTCTTGTATAAATCAAAGGCGGGTGTAAATTATATTGCTTCAGCCACTCCTCTAGCAGTTGAGCCAGCTTCTGAATTACGGAGGTAATTTTTTCTTTGGACTGTCCGTTATCAAATTCACAATCTAAAGCAACTGGAAAATCTGGAACTTTATCGCCAAATGATTTCTTAAAAAACTCAAAATGAGCCTCAGCACTTACTTTAGGGTCAACGAAAATATAGCAGCTAACAGGTATCTTAGCATCCTTTAAAATTTGCCAAAACTCTTCAAATTTAGAGTCCTTAGTATAATCTCCTTGGGTACATTTGATAATGACCCCAATGACATTGTTTTCCTTCATTTTATTTACATCTAAAATCCGTCCATTCCACTTAGAAATATCTAAAATAACCTCTCGTCTATCAAATGGAATATCTATATTAAGAAGGTTCATTATATTGCTGATTTTACATCCTACGATGTACCCCCCTCCACCTGCAAAAAGAATGCCAACTACTTTATTACTTCCCTGTTCTAAAATTGGAGAGCCACTATCTCCAGGGGCGCCCCCCATTTTACAAATAAAGCAATCCTTTAATGTATACGTTGTCCCATCATAATCAACATTAACTGTAACTCCGATAGCAGTAACAGAACCAAATGTAGCATCTGTAGAACGCCCGTATTTCTTTACAAGCATCCCAACTAAGGGGTCTTTCCACCCATTTACTGTGGGAAGTAAATTCCATATCCCTGTCAAATATTTAGCGGTTGGTTTAGCCAGGGCTGCATCAACTGTTGCACCATTTTCCAACTTGATAAATTTATACAAAGTACCTACAACTTCAGTACCTCCATCATATTTACCAGGTTGGTAAATTCTATCTCCAACTTGAGCTTTATTTGTATTAGCAAATACGTGATTATTTGACAAAAGTAAAAATTCACCACTAGTTTTTTCCTGTACAACTAGAGAAAGAGTTCCCGCCGTAACTTTTTCATGCCCGATAGAAATACTCCCCTGTAAAGGTCGAATCCTAGCCGTTCTATCATAGGCTTTAAATGAATCTACTTTAATAACTTTAACTTTACTAAGGCTATAACTATTTAGATAAGGGATGTCTTTATCCGTAAAGATAACTAATCCCTCATCATCATAGCCTACTGCTAAAGCTCCGCTCCTAATAAAAGAGTCCTCATGTTCTTCTTTAAGAGCTTTAATTTCCTCCCTAGATAAGCTCTTAAAAGCTCGTTTAAACTGATTAATATACTTTCTAACCATAGGTCTTTTTCCTATTAGGGTCTAAACTGTGCGCAGCTTGATTTAAGAAAATCATTCCGAACACAGAAGCTAAAACTTGAAAATACGGTTCTAAAGTTTGCAAAATTTCCTGAGGGACAAAATTTGAAACCAATAAAGCTCCCAGACCTAGAAAAGCACTTAAACCAAACTGCAAATATCTCTTTTGTTGAGGAGTTAAATTTTGAAACCAATTTAGTTGCTCTAAAGCCCATGAGGCTGTAATAACACAGCCGCCACTAACAAGCCAAAGTAAAAATTCAGACATTTTATACCTCCTCTATTCAAAAATTATTTGTAACTTAATTTTATCATGTTTTATTATCATCCTATTCGGGTGGTTTCGGAAATGGCAATGTTGCTACGTCATCGAAACTGTAAATATTACTCAAATCAATATTTGGTTTGTCGTCCAAATTCCACGTCCTCGGCAAGTCCCTCAATTGCTGTCGATAGGTTTGCCATGCAGTTTTATTGGTAACAACCACATCAGGAAGCATAACGAAATCACTATCTTTTAGAAGTTTATTCCTATATTGTCTTATCCATGTGATTTTAGTTAACAAATGTGGTTCAATTGGCAATGTTGTTCCATACTCATCCGATTTTGGTGAGTGCAATTCTGTCTTTTTTGCCGTTATTGCTTCCTGAAGTTTATTTTGAAGAAATTGATACCAATTAGTAGGTAATTCGCTTTGTGGTATGTCAAACCTAAACGTTATATCATTATAGGTTTCAGTTGCTATGATTGTTTTTCCTTGCTTATATATTTTCATAATTCCTCCTTATGAAGCTATGAATTGACCTCCTGTAGATGTTATACCTGCTATGCTACCAGGCAATGTTGCATTGCAACGCACCGCCGAATTGCTTTCTACTTTGTACTTATATCCTGTTGCACTTCCACTATAAGTAACTGACCAGAGTAAAGCATTACCACCAAAAATAGCATACAAGAATGCCTCAGAAAAATTTGGTGTGCCACTTATAGTACAAGTATATGAGCCAAAGAATCTTAAGACTCCGCTATAAGCTATATAATAATGACCTACCGCACTACCACTTATTGTATAGTTTTCAATAATATCCACGAAAGCATTATAAATAGATACTAAATGATAATTTGATGAGGAGGTCCCAAAATCAATCCTTCGTATTTGCAATCCCGATTGCATAGCCATAATGCAACGTGCGGTAGAGGTAACTTTGAAATTTTGAAGTCTCCACACACAATTTAATTGTGTAGCAGAAAAAGTATCACCTGTACCATTTATAACAACATTAGTCGGAGTGGTAGAATTACCATTTATGATTAATTGTCCTGCCACACCAAAGCCTGAAGCAGGATTTTTTAAAGTTATCGAAGATACATTGTATGTTCCATCCGCTATTTGGATTGTTACTGTATATCCGTTTAGATGTAGCGTACTTATTACGTTAACTGCTTTTTGGATTGTCGCGAAAGGTGTACTAGGGGATAAACCATCATTACTATCACTACCCGTTGTAGCTACATAATAAGTTCTATTAGCAGATAAAAAATTCGATTCTGAGATTGTGCTATTTCCAATAGTGTAAGTACCTGTAAATTTCGGAAGATAATTGCTAGTCCCTGAACCCGTTATCATATTAGTATGTGTATGGCTTAGCGTTGCGTACAAACTATCAAAATATGTTTTTAGCGTTGCTTTGATGTTAGACCAGGTCAACTTTTTCTTCGCATAACTCGCTGCGCTATCTTCAATCAGCGTAACATCAGCATCAGCGGGAGTAGATTTCTCGGTAAATGTTGTAAAATCGTTTGCAGCACGCTTTAACTGAGCGTCATTGGTAACGTTACCCAATCCAACTTGGCTTGCCGTCGTGTTGTGCGGATTAGAAGTGCTTGATATATGACCCGAAACTGCTGACTCCGTTAAAGTTGAATTGCCAATCGCATTCGTCCCAGTGAATTTGGGAATGGTATTAGCTGTCCCCGAACCCGTAATTAGAGATGGCTTATTGCTTACATTACCCCAATGCACCTGACTTTGACCAGATGTCTGCAGCTCTGTTTCTGTGTAATATCTATCATCGTGATTGTGAGAACTGGGTGGGAAGGTAGAAGGTTTATTTTGGACATCATCCCAAGTAATATCTACATCTAAGTTTGGTTTAATTTTCCGTCTTGGCATTTTTCCATCCTCGCTGAATACTAGTTTCTATCTCCTTTCTCTTTTCAGGCGGGATAATAATTTCGGGAGATTGTAAAATATCATAAATTATTGAATATAACATATTAACTAATTGTTTATTATCTTCATATTGCAATATTTTATCTTCTAGTTTTTTATTTTTTTCTTCTAGGACAAGAAGCGTTTCTTTCATAATTCTTAATGATTTCTCCGCTGTCTCAATAGCAGTTTTATCTTTTTCCTCTTTAGGCTTTTCTTTTTCTATTTTCTTTATGACAACATTTGTTATAAATCCTACAATAGCGGCAATTAAAGCAGCAATGATTTGTTCATTCATAATAATCTCCAAAAAGTAAAATCCACACGCCTAAAATTATGAATATTATGGCATTTAGGAAGTATAAAATTATAACTTCTTGGAAAAATAGCAATAAATAATAGATACCAAAATAGATAAATGGCAAAGAAACTATTGTAGTCCGCAGCCTGGTTGTATTTCCGTTACCGAAAATTCCAAAGAATGCGGCATTAAATAGCAGAATCCTAATAAGAAAATTAACCAAAAAATTGTATTCGTTTATAGAAGTAAAACGTATTTCAAACCCATTAATTATTGCCATCATTATAATTATAAATGAAAATAGCTTAATTGGCGTAAAAAATTTTCGTGCATTTTCAAGCAGCAACATGTTATCCTCCTTGTAGTCTAGATAACCTGAACAGTATAATCATATTGTCCTATTTTAGGATTAGCCATGATTATATCAGCAGTTATTTGAGTAACTCTCACTGGTCTAGGCTCAGCAATAACTAAATCCAGCGTAACTTGGGTAACTCGTGAATTCGGAATACCGCGAATCACGTTATCCAGCGTAACTTGGGTAACTCGCGACTTCGGAATACCGCGAATCACGTTATCCAGCGTAACTTGGGTAACTCGCGACTTCGGAATACCGCGAATTATATTATCTAATGTAACTTGTGTAACTCTAATTGGCATTATGACTCTACTATCTTAAATCCAAATTCGGCTGAATTTAAATCATTAAAAGACCAATCTTCATTAGTTCCAATTCTAGATTCATAAATATTAAAATATGTTCTATAAGTATCTAATAAAGAAATAGAACTAGATTCTGCATTATTACTACCATAAGAGCCGATTAATTTAATAAATCTAGTTCCTGAGTCATCTTTTCTTGCTGTAACAGTTTGTTGAATACCAAGTAAAGAACCACTTATACTAGGTGCTGTAAACCCATATAAATCGTACATCCCAATTCCGCTTTGGGTAACATAATTTGTATCACTATTTTGCAAAGTTTCATTTACGGCTTGGTAATTTGAGGTAGCCCCTACAGGTGTAAAATCAATACGCGAACCATTTCTTGATGGGGTATAGGATAATACTTTTATATCTCCTAGAAAGTCATTATTTTTCGTGCCTGAATTATCACAAATATACCAATCATCGAAAAAAAACCCGTCATGACCCCTAATTTTAACTCTTTCAGTGTTTGGATTACCACTACTATAGGCAGTATTTATCCCAGAAACATTTAAAATTTCTACCCCATTTAGTCTTACGATAACATATCCTCCAGATGAAGCACAATAAGCCTTCATCTCAACATAATACCAAGTATTAATAGAAATATAAATATTTGTATAATAATATGCAGCTCCTTGCCTAATAGGCACATAAAGCAAACCCAAAGTATCTATACGTAATTCTACATTCATATTATTCGCTGAATTAGCGAAACCCAAAAAATAATGGTCGTAAGGAAGACTACTTGTATAGAATGCTATTCCAGATATAGCAGTTGATACCCCCCCGGGAATTCTTTTTGTTACGTCCCCACCTCCATAAATTCCCCGAAGAGCATAATTACCATTTCTTCTATAAGAAGATAAAGAATATCTAGTATCTACGGCGTCAAAATAATTGAATAAAGCACTATTAGTCTCAAATCCAGTGGCAAATAATAAAGCCATTTTAAACCTCCGAAACAATACGAATATGAACTGTTAAATCACTCGCTGTTATATCGCCTTGAGAAATCTCAAGTTGAAAGTAATCATTGTAAGTAATTGAATCATTAAATCCCGTGTTTATAGTTTTTATTTTTTGTCCAACTGGGATTTCAATATAATTGGGCGTAGTAAGAATATTTGAACCATTTTTCAAGATTTTCAATCTTAAATTATTTGTGCTTGGCGGGGTATTTACATAACATAAGATTTCCTCAATTTTAGGATTATTACCTACTTGATGAAGATAAATTCTAATTGGCTTCACCTCAATATTATATAAGTTATTTCCCGCGATTGTAAAAACAATTTGTTGCCTAATCTGTTTAGTAAAGCTAATCGCGTCTAGATTTGCCCAACGCATCCCTAGAGGCTCAGTCAAGTCAGTTACTAAAATTAGATTGCCACTTGCTGGATGATACAGCTTACTAAAACCACTGCCGTTCCCAACAATAAGGCTGCCCAATTGCCCAGGCAGTAGCCCAGAAAAAATTGTAATTGGAGCAACTAAAGAATTAACCTCATCTTTTGTATAAAAATAATTTATTGCCCGTTCATAATTAAGATATTGAATATGGTCATCTGCATCTAGATTGGATAATGAACCATGACTAATAGGAATTGCTAATGGGACACTAACCCCAACATCATAATTTACAAAGAGAATATCACCAGTTTGAGGAGCAAAGTCTAATTGAAAACTATTTGAACTAACACTAGTTGGAGTTTGTTGCAACCCATTAAGAAAAACTTGTAAACTATTTTGTAAAATGCTATGAGGTAGAGAAAAAATAGTTCTAGAACCATCAATTTGACTAGATAAATTTACATTACAAATGCCAGAGGGAATGATAACATTATTTTCTAAACCAGATGTTGTAATAAAAATATTAACTCCGCTATTACCAATAGGTTCAACTGCAACTGCTCCGATAAAATTCATTAAACGAACATCATTGGCAATAACCGCGCCCTCTTCTTGAATTGTCAAACCAGAATATGTTAATGCTGTTTCAAGGTTGCCAATTCGATAGCGAATGTGATTTAAATTATCTAAGAGAGAAGGCGAACCAGAAGTTGTTGGTGTAGCTGCCTCGCTAGTGTCATAAGCTACCCTTGTTTGAGGTAGATAGCCTATATAACCCCCAGGTCTAGAGCCTTCACCTCCAGCCTCTCCACTTGAACCGCCTAAATGAAGGGGTCGAGACTCAATATACCTTCTTACATTATCAAGAACCTCATAAAAAAATCGTTCAAAATTCATAATAAATCATCCACACGAATTGTCAGAATTTTGGCAGGAGGATTGGGACATGTCCTCCAAATTTCCTTATCAAATTCGTAAAAGGTACTTAAGTCATTCATAAATACAAATGGTGTTGGAGGAATATTAGAAGTTTCAACATGATAAATAAGATTATTACTGTACTTAAGAACTGCAGGACTTGTATTTAAATCAATATCTTGGATATATAAACTCTTATTAACAGGAATTGCAATATAACGCATATTTTCTATATCAATTATACCAGATTCTACAATTCCTGATGCAATATATGGAATTTCCATAATGTCCACAATGCGTTCATCATTTCCCGTTAAGCTGGTGTAACTAAAAGCTGAAAAATCAATTGTATAAATTTTTGTCCCTAAACCACCACTAAAGGGAACTAAAGACCCTGAAACGCTTGGTAACCAATATTCAAAGGGGTTATAAGTAATATAAGGATAAACCTTTGATACCTCAACATTTATAGGTAATAGTTCTACATTAACTAAATTTGTAGTTCCAAAATAATTTTGATATAAAACAGGAAATACAAAATATCCTGTAATAGTTGTCCTAAATACCCAAAAAGCGCTTCTTCTAAACAAAATTCCATTGTGAATTACTGGAGGAGCTGATTCACATTTCTCACCAAAAGCCATTTCAAAATAAAACCCTGTAATAAACTTTTTTAGAATTCCAGTATTATAGTCAATTCCGTATAAGTTTCCTCCTCCCCAGCAGGATGTAAAGACATAAATTGTATTGTCAAAAAAATCTATATAAGGACAAACATGAGGGAGAACGCTGCCTAAATCCCATTCATAAAAAACTGGAATAGGTATTTG